TCCGTTAAGTCTCTAATATCGTATTTTTCGTTACTGTAATGAGTTAACTCATCAATAATTAAATTCGTTACTTTTTTATTAGATTTTTCTTCGACATATTTTTGAGACAGTAAATCCATTTGTGTTGGGGCCGGTAAGATTTTTGTAATCTTATCTCGCCCAATCACGTCGCCACCTGCGTTGATATTCCTGAGCCAATTTAACATCTACTTTTGAACCTTATCTCTACCCACAACATCACCCCCAGCTTTTATATTTTTGAAATTGCTTTTAGTTCCACCTTTAAAGCTAATCACAACTCTTATTCCAAGCCCTAATACAGCCAGAACAGCGACAACTATTAAGCCTATTGTTACTAAATCATTCACTTCGCCACCTTTTTGAAGCCGCGCGCGAAAAATCCGGGTCTCTTGCGAGATAAATGAGAGGCCCGGATTCTTTCACAGAGCGCAAAGCCCTTTCAGTCGAGTCAGAATAGCCCCGCCGGCTCCGATTGGATATCCCAGCTGAAGATCAGCACTTCGCTTCGCTGCACCCCTTTTCCTCCCCCGACCGTGTACCTGATGTCCGTGGACTCGATGTGGTACCGAGAAAACACCTGGCGTATGTCTGGGTGGTCGTTGAGGCTGATAATCGCCTTACCCTTGATCTGGCCGATCAGTTCAGCCATCTCCTCGTAGTGCTCCCACCCGAAATCTACACCATAGCCCTCGGTCTCCCAGTACGGGGGGTCCATATAGAACAGGGTGTGGGGCCGGTCGTAGCGCTTGATGACGTCCTGCCAGGACAGGTTCTCAATGAACACGTTGGATAAGCGTAGGTGAGCAGCAGAAAGACTCTCCTCGAGGCGCAGCAGGTTAAGGCCCGGCGGTGTGGTGGTTGCTGTACCGAAGGACTGGCCGTCCACTCTGGCACCGAATGCGAGCTGCTGCAGGTAGTAGAACCTTGCCGCCCGCTGGATATCCGTCAAGGTCTCGGGCCTGGTCATCTGTTGCCACTTGAAGACCTCCCGGCTGGATAGCGCCCATTTGAACTGCCTGACGAACTCCTCCAGATGGTTCTGCACCACCCTGTAGAGCCTGACAAGCTCACCATTGATATCGTTGATCACTTCCACATCTGCCGGGACAGGGCGCATGAAGAACATGGCTGCGCCACCGGCAAACGGCTCCACATAGCACTTGTGGGGCGGAATGAAGGGGATGATGCGGTCGACCAGGCGGCGCTTACCGCCCAGCCAGGGGATGATCGGATCTGGCATGGAACCTCCTTTATCGAGGCTCCTGGGCCTTCTCCGTGTTGATACGCCCACAACGTGGGCATTTGATGCTGATCCAACTGAATACTGCTTCGGCCAGCTTTTTATTGCACCGCTGGCACCTGAAATCCTTTTTCACCATCTGCAAAGCCTTTTTGTAATCTGCTAGGCTTCTCTCGCTCCGCGCGGAGTGGGGATGCCTTGCCGGCTCGCAGGTACTGCTGCGGGTTGGGCTCGCCGCCGGGTGTTGCTGCACCCAGCGGCGGGCGCTCCTCTTTTAATTACATGGATCTGCTCCCAGATTGGATAGCCATTAATACCAAAGAGGCCCCCACTATATGGAGGCCTCTTGCCTGTTGGCTTTTGAACGAGGACAAAATCACCAATGGACTTCTGCCATATCCTCCCAATCGGTTAGGGCAGCAAGCTGGTCTTCCAGTTTCTGACGTTTCCCCAGTGCTGCACCTATGGCGGCGGTGTACGCATCCGCTTTCAGGATGATCCAGTCGACCAGGTCAGCTGGGTCAACCTCTCTCGCCGCTGCAAGGGCAGAGATCAGCGGCACCGGAGTGGCTGGATTTTCAGCAAAGGCACGCGCTTCGCGCTCCTGTTTGTCCCAGCTCAGCACCTCCGATTGGGGGTAAGCATTCTGCAGGGCCGACAACTCTCCCTCACAAGCAGCGTTGATTTCGGCCAACTTGTGCGCCCGGTAGTCATCAGGGTGGAAACTGTAAAGTGTTACCGGCTCTTCTGCGACAGAGGCCACAGCTTCGAGGTCGGGAAAACTCCGCCCCAAAGAGAAAAAAACTCCATCCCTTAGAATCCTAATGTCTCTATTCATGAGAGCACCCCTGCGGAGCCTTGCGGGCCGATGTAGATGCCTGGGTTGACGGTACCTGCAAAAGCCGCCGGCAAAGCTAGCTGGAATTTTTCGCCGTTGGCGGCCATTATTCTGGGCCAAATGTTGTTATACCCTCCGATACTGGCTCCGCTGACAAGTCTGACGAAAACCCAACCGTCAGAGTCCGACAACACATAAGGCGCCGCCGCTGATTGGTCAATGCCGCCGACTTCAATTTGAGAGTAAGAAACCTCGGAAAGGTATATCGATCCTTGAGAGCACCGAAGCCAACCCGTGAAAGTCGTGGTGTTGTCCGCAGCGACTATGTTTTGCTGGTCAGTGATAGTGGTCAGGTATTTGGTCCCATCGGGGCCTGTTTGGCTGGACGAAGATGTGCCAGACCCAGCGGTAAACTCTGCAACGTAATACTCAACCCCGTTCTTTGCTGAAGTCCCAGCCCGGCCCTGAGCAGCGAGCAGGTCCAGCATTGTGGCAGTCATCGAACCGCCGGCACCACCGAAATCCGCATTGTTGTGGATGAACTTACCCGCTTCTGCGACTGTGCAGCCATTGAAGGGGGTGAAGAAAGAGTTACTTGAAAAAGGCTCTGTCAAGCCTAAGGAAAAAGGGTCGGCCATGTTTGCGAATCGACCGGAAGCCTGAATAAGGTTGGAGAAAGGCATCCCACTGAAACTAGCAATAGCCGCGCTACCAAGGTCGCTATTCAGCGGCACATCACCCGCACCAGTACCGGTATTCACCAATGCAGCAGTACCCAGCTCATCTTCCGACAGCGAAAGCACATCCCAAACCGCTGCCCCCGCCGTGGCATCAGTACAAATCCACCACACCTTTGGGGTGGGCGTGTTGTCCAACCACCGGCTGCCCGCTTCATAGCCAGCTGTGCTGTCATCGTTCGCCGCCGGGGATGTGGTCGCGCTGAGATTATTCTTAAACTTCACCCAGTCCTTCAGCTGTTGGTATGTCAGCCCCACCGACTGGCCGCCCTGGACGGCCACGGTGATCTCCGCGCCGGTCAGGGGCGCCGCTGGGCTTTCGGTTTGTATCTCAGACCATTGTTTAGCCATGTGTCACTCCACGATCATCTCTTCGCCGGCCTCGGTCAGCATGATGTCTCCTGCCTCCGTGGCCATGGGTTCACTTCGGTACCAATTGAATGTGTGCTCGAATGTCTGCCAGCTATCCAAGCCATCGCGCTGGCTCAGCACGGTAATGGTGTACTCACCGTCTTCAGTAGGGGTAAGGGTGGTGCTGTTTGCTGGAGTTATTTCCTGCTGCACCTGGCTGGCCCCCTGCAGCAGGGTGGCCTGGTAAGCGGTTCCGGGTTCTGGGCCGATATCACCATCGGTCCAGGGCACCAGCACGTCATGCTGCAGCACTCGATCGCGATGCGCCCACTGCAGTTCGATATTTCCGACCAGGCCTGCTGGCCAAAACAGCCCATTCATCGTGACATTGGCCGGGGGGTATGGACGGTATTGCCGTTGATCCAGGGTCACCACGCTGGACGGAGCCAGGCTCTCGTCCAGCTCCCCGGAGCTGGTGCGCGTCAGCAGCTTCAGATTGACGGCTTCCCCGTCGACATACTCTTTCGGATCAATGGCAGCAAAGCCCTCGTAGAACCACACACGAGCGCCCGCCAGGTGCTTTCTTGGAATCGTATCGATACACCCTCGATCCACAGTGACCATCCCTGTCTCAGGATCAATGCTGGTCACCTTGAATGCTTCGTCACCAACAGACCCTGCAGTTCCGTCACTAACCAGGCTCAGATCCACACCTTGCTCCAAGGTGAAACTGTCTGAGCTTGGCTGTAGATCCGCCACCAATAAACCCGTTGGGCACCAGTCCCCCACATCGATCGCTTCATAGGGGTTCGAGCCGGTACGAGTCACCAGGTTGTAGTTCAGCGACAAACCGCTGGGCCTCACGCCCATCGCTCCAACCCAACCGCTGTCCTCTGCCACAGTGCCCAGATCCCCAGGACTCATTTCAAAAGCGATATCCCGATAGGAAAATTCCACCGCTTGCTGGGCCAATGCGGGTTGAGTCGAATAGTCCGGCGCCTGCCACTCAGACTCTTGCTCGTCGGTAAGCTGGGTAGCCGGCAAACCGAACACATCCTGGATAGCAGTGACAGTAATCTCGCCCGATTCGACCGGGCCGTCCTCGATGCGCCCAATACGCAGCACGATGTCAGCCAACCCCTTATCCGGCGCGGCAATCCTGAACAAGCCACCAGGTTTCAACTTATAGCCACGACGATCCAGAACCGCTTTCACTCGACGCAGGCCTGGTTGCTTGGCATTCAGATCACGGCGAGCAAGTCTGCTGGCCAAGCTGTAAGTAGGCACCCCTGGATAATTGACCGTTTCCGTGTGTTTGACCCCAGCAGAACGGATAGCGCCAATATTGCGCTCACAGGCCATACGCTCCTTATTACTGATGGGATCACGGTACTTCACCACAACCTCATTGGCTGCCACGGCCGGGTTGGCGAAATCATCCTCTTCAACGCGCAACAAGCCCGTGCCGTAAGTGAAAATCGGGAGCGTCTCCGGAGCGTAGTCACCACGGATCAGGTCCAGGGTAAGCAGCCCGGTCTCAGGGTCCGTGTACTGAGCCGCACCGATGTGATCAAGCACTCGTTGCATAAAATCGGCCAGGCTCTCTTGCCGCGCCCAGCGTAAGCACATGCCAAAACCCTCATCAAACAGCGTATCAGCCGCCGCCTGATAGGCGTCCAGATCAAGCCGTGAAGCGGAAAGCCCTCGCCCCCAGTCCCGGTTGGTGAGACATTCCATCAAGATATGCGCCGGATTCATGGCATGGATCTGGCCATCCGCCATTTCAATTTTCAGCTTGGGGGTGTACCAAGGTGAGCGATCCCAGCCCTTGTAAAGCCGTCTCTGCCGAGTCGCCCACTTCTTGGGGTAAGGGTTCATCGCCGACACCATACCGGTGTAGAACAGCGTAAATACGCCTCTGAACCCAGGCGCAACGCCACCCAACATATTTCGCAACCGATCGGGAACAACCTGCGTTGGCTCACCCATCAAAATATGTAGCCAGCCCTCAACACCACCTTCACCATCGTCTCCTCCGAAAAGGTTATATTTCGCGATCAGCTCGACAGAGGACTCCGTAACGCTGCCTTTCCAGGCAGTGCGATCGCCAACCCGAACCTCAACCAATTCATCCACCGCTTGGTCAACCGACGAGCCCCGGCAAATCCCCATCTGTAGATCAAAGTAATAGCGGTAACCAACTGTTTGAGCCTTACTGCTTCCGCCCATTGGTCACCTCCATTTCTTGACGCGCCAGCGCCGCTACCTGGGCCGCAAAAGTGTCGCCTGTGGCATCAAGCATGTCTGCTGTCACCTCGCCACGCCGGCAAGCCTCGAAGGTCATACCGTGGCGTGGAAACCAACGACGTGCCCCGGACATGCACAATCCAGCGGCGCGAATATGCCGGGGGTAAATGACCACCATTACTTTTTGCCCCCTTTCTTCTTGATCGGGTCAGTTCGGTAGTTCCCCACGGCCAGCACCATCCAGTCTTCCACCCAGCAGTCACCAAACACGACATACTGGGGCGTGCCTTCCTCAGCCATTGGGAAATCAAAATCCGACAGCGCCGGCGGCTTAGGCTTCGCCGGTTTAGGCCTCATGTGATAGCTATAGACCAAGCTGGCGACGATGATTACGAGCTGAACCCACATACAGACCTCCTAGAAGATGGGCTGGCCATCAAACGGTGACCGCCCAGGTAGCCCTGGTGCACCGCCATAGTTGTCATAATTACCCTTGTCCAAGCATGCCTGTTTCGTGCATGCGCATCCCGCATGGGCCTTCAGCTGCTGCCCAATGGTGATACCAAAAGTGCTACCCATAATGGCTACGCTGCCTCCCTCATGGAGGCCAATGCCACGGGTCTCTATGACGCTATCTTCCGTTGTCCACTCGATATAACCGCCGGAGAACCAACCATCCGGCTTGGTAGCGAACTCCGGAGCGGACAGGGTCAGCCCCTCTACGTTGGAAACGGTAATGAGCACCCGAAAATCCGCGGGCTTCAGCTTGCAGTTGTGGTCATAAATCGTGTGCGGGCAGGAGCGTGACCAGGGGAGCTTTAAGCCTGTAGATGCCAGCTCTTCCGCAATGGAATGGCACACCAGGCGGGCATTAATGCGCCGGCGCTTTACATCACTGATCGTCCCGACCCACATGGCCCGTAATTCATTATCCCCGTGGTGCAGGTTAAAGATCGTCAGAGACACACGGCCAGAAGAGGGGTAGATGCGGAATTGGCTCAACACTGGGAAATCCAGGCCCACCTCAACATTAATGGCATCCGCACTGGTCTCACCGGTCTGCCGGTTTCCGTCATCTTTGATGTATATCGACTGCCAAGTGTTTTCGCCTGCCTCAACGTCGCGCCCCGCGCTGGTATATCGCCATTGCCGGATGCCGTGTTCAAACAGATACAGCCGCACAGGCTTACCATCGGCAAGGGACGTTTCATTATTATCAAAGCTCATCCAGCACCCCCCGGAACATCAATGTAGTACTCGCAGCACCATCGATATCAGCCTCGTGATTGATCTCGATTTCGTCCTGCTCACAGCGCGCCAGAACCATCCAACAGGCCAGATAAACGTCTTCCGGGGTAAATGAGACGGGCAGCCCTGCATCGAACTGCAGCCGCTCTGTTTCGCTATCCAGCTCGATCACACCGGTTACCCTGGCGTAGAACACTTCACCGGTTCTGAGGGCGATACGGACATCCCTGCGGCCAATGCGCGGGGTGCCAAACCGGTTCAGATCCGTGTGCTGGATATCCATGGTGTCCAAGCCAATGATTACCGAGTTAACGACAACCAAGTCAGCCGACCAGGTCGGCACCCATAGGGCCTTTTGGCGACCATTAAGCAGATTCATAACCCCCCGAAAATAAGCACGCTCTTCCTGGCCATGCAGCCACCAAAGCTGCTCCATAGCAGGGAAAGCCTGCTCTGCGGTATCAACGGATTCTGGCCGGCCCACGCGGTTGTCCAAGAACTGGCGAAGCCGGTGAAAGACAACGGTCATATCACCGCTTTCTTGAGGCTGACGATCCAGCACCGGCCAGTCCCGATACATTGGCAGCACTACCGTGCGGGCATCGGCATAGGGCTCAATCAGGGAAAACTCGGCGTTAAAGACAATCAGGTCGTCGTTTGCACGTCTTAATGCTGGTGGCTCGCGCAGCTCGGCGGTTCTTAACGGAAACAGTTTTGTGCCAGCAGGCCAGCTCTGATCCAAAGGTGCCCATACTTCAATTCTGTCCGCATGGATCTCCCTGACTTTCACCACCTCATGGCGGTGGGCCGTCTCATCCTGCAGCAACGCCAACTCATCAACCGCAAACTCCCGGTTTTCGGTTTTGCAGGGGATCTCCAAAGCCTCATCTGCAAGCGGGCCAACCCACTGCACATTGTGAAAGAGAGGCAATGACCAATAGCGGCCACCCCAGTCAAACAACGCCAAGTCGAATATCCGGCGATCTCGGCCAGCCAGTATCCCGCTCATTTCAAAATAGCGGCGCGGCCCCACTCGCAGGGCACGGCGCTGCTCAACCCCTTCCTGGCTGGTTAGCACATTTGTTAGCCACGCCAGGCGCTCTCGTAGCCGTGTGTTCCAGTTATGCGTGAAAGTCCAAACCGCAACCCGAGTGCCTGTGATTGGCCAGGTCACGTCGTAGTCATCCTGGAAGGAAAAGGTGTACGCCGTATCGATGTTGGGAAGACCGGCCTTGTTCACATCCAGCGTGAAGCTCTTGATCTCCAAGCCACGAAATACGACGGGCAATACCGGATAGTCCAAATGGATGGAGGCATCCGGATCTGGGGTGACGGCATTTAGCGATCGCGCATCCAGGAAGGCAGACCACACCTGCAGCTCCTCGCTCCGGTCAGTCGCCACAGCCCCCAGACGCATAGGGTCAGGAAACAAGTAAACCCGGTTGTAGAAATCATCAAAGAACGAGCAAGCACGGGTGCCTGGCAGCTCAGCTGCAGGAAAGCCAGGTATGGGTGAGTTGTCGGCTACGGTGCCAAATCCAGGGCATGCAGCCGCCACGCTGACGCTATACCCCTTCCACCGGGGTAGAGTCCTACCGTTTAGGCTGGTCGTGCCGTTGATGTTCAGCGCCGGGGTTGAACCTATCGGCGCTATTTGCCCGCCAAAGGTCGCCATTTAAGCCTCATGCAACACAGCGATACCCCAGCGTTCGGTACCGCCACCAATGTTCAGATCATAATTCCCGCCACTATCCGGCTGAATATTCCCCGGACCGGAAGCGTCACCACCGGTCTCTCCATACAACACATCACGGTTGCACATGGGGAAAATTTGCCAATCCTGGCCGCCTATCGAGATCACCTGACCAGGCTCGAACGGCTCGCAGTTCACCATCCGCACCCCAGGAACACAGCCGACAGGAGTGATGTAATCATTGGCTTGAAGGTTGGCATGAATAATCACAGGGTGGATATTTAGCGACCCGTCAACACCAACGGGCTCTACCCATGAAAGCGTGCCATTGTGGCCGTTTCCCGCGCCGCCGCCGCAATTATATGAGCCTCCACTATTGTCGAACTTATAGACATCAGATCCCGCGTCGGCATGGATAATTTCGATGCTGCCGCTTTCGCGCCCCCAAGAACCATCGTTGTCTGAGTCGTATTGGCCATCAAAAAGAAGGCGAACAGAGGAGTTGTCCCAGCGGCGGTCCTGGCCAAACGTCCCCGCGTACCCGTCGTAGCCGGTTGCGTCAGCGATGGCACCGCCATCATAGGAGCCAATTTTCTCCACATATCCGAAGAATGCATGGTGGAAATACCCAGGGGCGCTCTCAAAGGTAATGAGCGACCAGGGCTCTCCGGAATCATCTGCGTGGACGTACATCTTGGTAATCGGGTTCAGCCAGCCCAACTGGGTTGAGAATCCTGTCGGCACCCCCCCGACAGCAATCTTCAGAATCTCAAAATCAGCATCACCAAAGTTGGCGTGGCTGTAGACGTATTCATCCCTAGACAGCAGGAACGTAGCCGTCTTGCCTGGCAGCTCAACCAAGGCCGTATTCTCGACAATGTCATAGTCGACAGACCACCCCATGACGTTTTCATAGAAGTCCGCCA